ATTGTTACGTCCGGGTGCTAAATGGGAAATATCCAACAGTATGTTTACTCGTTGGGAAGACCCTCGTCCTTGCCCTAGCATTGAAGAAGTGTATTGGGTAATGGAAAAAATTCGAGAGTTTGAAGATTCAATACCAACTGTTTGGTTGCCAGAACAACTTGAAAAATTACAGCTTGATGCTGAAAACTTTGAGAAAGCTACTGCGTGAATATAAATAACTTATTCCCTACTCCGGTAGCTTTCTTTAAGTTTGGTCGTGATCTGACTAAGACTGAATTAAACTTCATCAAAAGTCAGGAGCATTACGCTAACGAAGGTAATACGACTAGCAAAGATCGCAAAATACTGAAGAACAAAGAATTAACAGAGCTGCGTGATTTTATTGAAAATTCGATGTTGGAATATTTCAAAGCAGTCCACGCACCAAAACATGACGTAAGTCTGTATCTAACACAAAGTTGGGCTAACTATACAGAGGCTGGTCAATATCACCATAAACACGCGCATCCTAATAGCGTTGTTTCTGGGGTGTTTTATCCTCAAGCTGATAGAGAAGTAGATAAGATTTACTTTTACAAAGATGGCTACGAGCGAATTAAAGTTCCTGCTGCTGAGTACAATCCTTACAATTCGGAATCGTGGTGGTTTGAAGTAGGTGCAGGGGACTTGATTCTATTTCCATCGCACTTAACGCACATGGTTCAAACTAAAGAAGGCGACAACACTCGCATAAGCGTAGCGTTTAACACTTTTTTAAAAGGCTACATAGGCTCAGATGAAACTCTGACAGGTTTGCATTTAGGGGAAGAATAATGGCGCATTTTGCTGAACTTGATGAAAATAATATTGTGTTACGCGTGATAGTTGTTTCTGACAGAGACACTACAGATGCCAATGGTGTTGAAAAAGAACATATAGGCGCAGCATTTTGTGAACGTGTGCTTGGAGGGCGTTGGGTACAAACTAGTTACACCAACAGAATTCGTAAACATTACGCAGGTATTGGGTATGTATACCACCCTGATATTGATGCGTTTTCAACGCCGCAACCATATCCAAGCTGGACATTAGATGCTGCTGCAAATTGGCAACCACCAGTAGCAATGCCTACAGACAGCACGATGGAAAATCCTTACACATGGGATGAAGCTACAACATCGTGGACCCGCTCACCCTCCTAGCCGCAGCAAAAACTGCAGCCGCTGCAATACGCAAAGGCTGCGAGATGTATCAGGAGTACAAAGCGCAGGGGATGGAGCTAGTAGATGCGTATGGACAGGCCAAGGATGTTGTTGCTGATTTAAGCGGACACCTTGGTCATTTCTTTAAAGCGCACGAGCAATTAGAAACACATGTACATGAAGAAGAGTTAAAGACGAAGAAGGCGCGTGACCCTGAGCTGTCTGTTAATCAGGAAGCATTTAACAGGGTGATGGCAGTAAAAGAAATGATTCGGTTGGAAACAGAGCTGCGCGAAATGATGGTGTACCAAGCGCCCAAGGAACTCGGTGCGATCTGGTCAGAGTTTGAAGATATGCGCGATAGGGTGAAAGCAGAACGTGCTGAAGTTCAGCGCCAAGAACTACACAAGCAACAGGTGGCTCAATGGCGACGGGCAAGTATAAAAAGAAAAATCGCGGAGCAGATGACGTCAATCGTGGCGGTGCTGTTCATAATGTTGTGGTTTCTATGGGTAATGATACTGATAAGGACGAGCCACACGTACCGTGGACTTTACTCGTCACCGTCTTGGTACTGTGTCTTGTGTTAGTGATCGCCCTTCCAATCATGGGCATTATGTATATGGACATGAATAACGCCACAATTAAGGCGATGGAAGAAGTAAAGAAGATGCGTGAGTTACGCGCAAAGATATTGATGGAAATGCAAGGGGAATAAATGTTGCCACTACTCGCTCCTATCCTGTCTCAGCTTGCAGGCGCTGGACTTCAAAAAGTTGCTGACGCCGTAATGGATAAAGGCTTAGAGCATGTTGAAGATAAACTCGGCATTAAGTTAGAACCCAACGAGCAAGGTGTTTTGGATGACAGCAAATTAGCTGACATTCAAATGGCGGCTATGAAGCATGAAGAGTTCATGGCTGAAATTGATTTAAAGAATACGCAGGGCGCTCGTGACATGCAGCACAAAGCTATGGAGTCAGACGACCCTGTAGTGCGTCGCTTTGTGTATCAATTTGCGTGGCTGTGGTCAGTGTTTGCTATTGGGTACATCATCCTTATTACGACTTACAACATCCCTGAGAAGAACATTCGGTTTGTCGATGTGGTGCTAGGTTTCATCATGGGTACTGTTGTCTCAACCCTGTTGAACTTCTTCTTTGGTTCTAGCCAAAGTAGCAAAGAAAAAACTAAGGAGTTGGCCAAAAAATGAAGCTCTCGCCAAACTTTAGCTTGGAAGAGTTGACCGTCAGCGACTATGCTGCACGGCATGAACTAAACAACACGCCCGGCAATGAGCATCTGTATAACTTAAAACGCCTTGCAGCTTTCTTAGAAGCGCTTCGTGCCGTGCTTGGCAAACCAATCAGTATCAACTCTGCTTACCGTAGCCCCGAGGTAAATGCAGCGATCAAAGGGTCAAAAACTAGCCAGCATTGCCACGGTACAGCTGCTGATATTAAAGTAGCAGGTATGGTTCCAGAGCAGGTGGTTAAGCGTATCATAGCGTCAGCATTGCCATACGATCAGGTAATTCGCGAATTCTCAGACCCGGTACGTGGTGGGGGCTGGACGCATGTAAGCATCGTAAATACTAAAGATGCTAAACCAAGAAAGATGGCGCTGATTATTGACAAGCAGGGTACACGCCCTTACAAGTCAGGTGGATAAGCATGCCGTTACAGCTTTTACAGTTCAGGCCGGGAATCAACCGCGAAGGCACGACACTTGCCAATGAAGGCGGTTGGTTTGATGGCGACAAGATACGCTTTCGTTCAGGCTACCCGCAAAAACTAGGCGGCTGGCAGCCCATATCGTCATATACCTACCAAGGTATTGCGCGAGGGTTAATTAACTGGGTTACGCTAAAAGGCTACAATCTATTGGGTGTGGGTACTAACTTAAAGTACTACGTTGAAAGCGGCGGTATTTACAATGACATCACGCCCATACGTGAAACTGCCGTATTAACAAACCCTTTTACAACGGCTAACGGTTCTAAAACCGTTGTTGTTACCGACGTTAGTCACGGCGGTATTACCGGCGACTTTGTTACGTTCTCAGGCGCGTCTGCTGTTGGCGGTTTAACGCTAAACGGTGAGTTTCAAATAACTTACCTAACAACAAACACCTACTCTATCCAAGCATCAACAGCAGCAACGTCTGATGCTACAGGCGGCGGGACAGTCACAGCGGTCTATCAGATTAACGTAGGCTTGCCTACGTATGGTTACGCAACAGGTTGGGGCGCAGGTCTTTGGGGCGGCTTTATTCAAAACACACAGCAGACTACGTTAACTGCCGCGCTCAATTCAAGTAACACCAACATTGCCGTTGTGTCTACAACAGGCTTTTCTAACGTCACCGGCACGCTGTTAATTGATAACGAACTAGCTACTTATACAGGCAACACAGCGGTTCTTTTTACCGGAGCTACGCGAGGAGTTGAAGGAACAATAGCTACGTCACACGCAAACAGCACGGTTGTTTATAACGCTAACACGTTTACAGGCTGGGGCGATTCGTCAGCAATAGGTTTAGGCACACAGCTACGGTTATGGTCACAGGCTACCTTTGGTGACTACTTACTAATTAACCCGCGTGGCGGCGCTATCTATTTGTGGGTGCCGCAGTACACAGGCGCAAATGTCTTGTTGTTTAACACCCCAGCTACGCTGCTCTCCAATACCAGCGTGGGTATTTATCAGACAGACGTAAGCTGCCCAACTGTTGCATCCCAAGTGCTTGTTTCAGATGCGTCACGTTTTGTCATTGCATTTGGCGCAAATGACTATGGCGAAACAACGCAAGACCCGATGTTAATTCGTTGGTCAGATCAGGAAAGCTACCAAACGTGGACACCCGCTATTACTAACCAAGCAGGTAGCTACAGGCTTTCAAGCGGCTCGTCTATTGTTACAGCGATTCAGTCTCGCCAAGAGATTGTTGTGTTAACTGATGCAGCCGTATACTCCATGCAGTACCTTGGACCGCCGTACGTGTGGGGCTTTAACATCCTGTCTAACAACATCTCCATCATTGGCCCCAACGCTATTGGTGCAGCTAACAACATCGTGTATTGGATGGGGTTGGATAAGTTCTACGTCTACACAGGCCGTGTAGAAACGCTGCCTTGCGCTTTGCGTCAGTTCGTGTACGGCGACATCAATCTAGAGCAAAGCTATCAAGTGTTCTGTGGCAGTAACGAGGGGTACAGCGAAGTGTGGTGGTACTACTGCTCGGCTAACAGTACTACTGTTGATCGTTACGTCATATTTAATTACTTAGATAAAGTTTGGTACTACGGTTCGTTAAACCGCAGCGCGTGGCTAGACAGCCCCCTACGCAATAACCCGATGGCGGCAACGTATCAAAACACGATTGTGTACCATGAGAAAGGCAATGATGATGTTGAAGTCAACGGCACCATCTTGCCTATCAACGCTTACATTCAGTCATCTGACTTTGATATTGGCGATGGGCATAACCTTGGTTTTGTGTGGCGTATTATTCCTGACATTACCTTTGACGGTTCAAGCAATCCAGTACCCGACAAACCATCGGCTGTTTTTACGGTAAGACCAAGACAGAACCCCGGCGCTCCTTACAGCCTAGCTGACACGCCAACGGTTGCGTCTACGCAATCCTACGCAAATCAGAGAAACTACAATGTGCAGGAGTTTACGCAGATTGTGTACACACGCGTGCGGGGGCGTCAGATGGCGTTAAAAATAAGTTCAGATACGTTGGGGACACAGTGGCAGTTAGGTGTGCCACGGATTGATGTTAGACCGGATGGACGCAGATAAATATGTCAACAGGTACCACAAAATCTCCCGCATTGCCAGTAGCTCCGCTAGAATATAGCCGCGCATATCACGACCAGTTAAACAACATTTTACGGTTGTATTTTGCACAACTGGACAATGCAGGAGCAAGCGCGGGGTCCGCGCAACGCACAGGGAATACGGTTATAGCAGCGTTAAATTTTAGCGTTATAGAACCTACAACGGGAAACACCGTTGTCAGTTTTGCTACTAGCGTAGAAGAAGCTGCTGGAAAATTACGAGTCGGGGATGTCTACTACGACGTTTCCACTAACGTGTTAAAAATTAAGGTGTCCTAATATGAGCCTGCAAAACCTAGCCAACCAGATGCAAACCACCGGGCGTGGCGGCGACACCATGCTTGTCCACATGAACCCAAAAGAGGTAGCTGGTTTGCAACAGCTAGCTATGGCGCATGGCGGCTCACTAACGACCAATCCAGAAACAGGTCTGCCAGAGGCAGGGTTTCTGTCTAACTTACTGCCTACTATTATTGGTGCAGCATTAGCTCCCGCTACAGGCGGCGCGTCGCTCGGCATAACTAACGCTTTTCAAACTGCCGCGCTTGTTGGTGCTGGGACAGGCTTGATGACAGGCAGCTTGAAGA